CAGTAACAGCTGATATCAATGCTTGGTTGCCTAAGATAAAATCAGGCGGTTACATAGGTGGGCACGATTGGGCACCAGATAACATCAATGGCATAGAACAGGCCTGCAACGAATTAGTGCCAGGGTACCAATTGTTTGAAGGCAGCTTATGGGAATCGCACGGAGTTAAGAGCTGGCTGTGGCAAAAGCCATAAATAATACGTGAACCAGACACTTACAACACTATTTGATAGCCCAGAATGGCCGCGCATTTACAAGCAGCAGGCCAGCCGAGGCATAATTGACGAGCTCATGCGTCTCCCGTATCCTGCGGTGGGATTAGAGATCGGAGTTGGGCTAGGTATGAACAGTTGGTTCATGCTCAACGAATGCCACAACATCGTTAGCCTGACAGGCATAGATCACTATGCACCATATGTGGACTGGGATCGTCCAATACCCAAAGTCGAGCAAGAAGCTAATTTTGCCATATTGCAAGCCAACATGCCGCTGATGGGGTCTCGCTATAATTTCCTGCGAGCAGACAGCACCAAAGCAGCAGCACAGCTTGAAGACGATGCGTATGATTTCGTTTTCATAGATGGTGGCCACAGCATGAAGCAAGTGCTGGCAGATCTAGACAGCTACGTGCCAAAGATCAGATCAGGTGGTCTTATTGCAGGACATGATGCCAATCTGTTTTCTGTGAACTTTGCTGTTACCAGCTGGGCAAAAGCACACGGCATACCCAGCAAGCAAGTACGCATGGTATCCAATGATGGTTGGTACTGGTACAAGAATTGATTTGCGTTAACAGTCAATGCTATTGTATAATTCGTAGATATTTGCGAAATTAACCCAAGGTACCGAACATGCGCATCGCAGTTTTATTCAGAGGTCCCATAAGACCGAATGCGGGAGCAGTCAACAAGAACATCAAGAACCTATTAGAGCAGTTTAGCGATGGTGGTGATGAGGTACACAGCTATCTGGCAACTTGGAAGACCTGTCGCGACAACAACGCCATAGATGTAATCGCAGAAGACTTGGTTGACAACGTGATAATGCTGAGCCCGCCTTCAGTTCGCCGTTGTGCACAATTCTATGATAAGATCAACTACGGCGAGTATCCTGCATCAAACATATTCAGGATGTATTATCAATCGTTCACAGCCCTACAACAGATACAAGCTGCGTATGATTACGATTACATAGTGCACACCAGGACCGATCTCATGATAAACTTTGGGCAGAATCGACTAAACTGGCTCGATCCGTTACACTATGTGAGTCCGCCCACATCAACACTGATATGCGACTGGATAGGAGTAGCTAGGGCGCAGACTATGTATAATGCATGGAATTACAAAACATTAGCTGCACTAGGTGAACTCATAGACACAACCACAGTGCCAGAAGCAGTGCTGGACCGCCTCATGAAAGACTCTAATATCAAGCGCAGGATAGAGACGCCGCCAGAGATACGGCTTGATCCCGAACGAACACCAATGATAGATAACAGATACGACTGGTCCAAAGATGGTTAAGCATTTATGTGATAAGATAGGCATTGCATATCGCGTGTGATATGTTACAATAGCTATCGTAAGGAGTCCATCATGACCACATATCTGATCATCGATACACAGAATCTCTTCATGAGAGTGCGTCACGGCATCAAAGCTCCTAACACCGAGCTGCAGCTGGGCATGGCACTGCACATCATATTCAACAGCATCAAGAAAGTGTGGACTGACTTCGAGGGTAGCCATACTGTGTTTTGTTTGGAAGGTCGCAGCTGGCGCAAGGATGTTTATACGCCATACAAGGCCAACCGCAAGGTAGCAGCAGCAAAGCGCACCGAGCGTGAAGTCGAAGAAGATGTAGTGTTCTTCGAAAGCATGGACGGATTTGTCGAGTTTGTCAAGACCAAGACCAACTGCACAGTGCTGCGTCATCCCAATGCAGAAGCAGATGATATGATCGCACGCTGGATCCAGTTGCATCCAGATGACAAGCATGTGATCATCTCAAGTGACAGCGACTTCCAGCAGCTGATTTCAGAGAACGTGATACTATACAATGGCATCGCTAGCCTGCTGTATACACACCAGGGTATCTATGACAAGGACGGCAACCTAGCTATAAACAAGCAGGGCAAGCAGTTGCCAATACCAAATCCAGAATGGATACTGTTTGAAAAATGCATACGTGGCGACGACAGTGACAACGTGATGAGTGCGTTTCCTGGCGTGCGCAAGACCAAGCTAGAAGCTGCGTTTGAAGATCGACATAATCGCGGGTATGCGTGGAACAATCTCATGCTCAGCAAGTGGGTAGATCACGAGAATGCTGAACACAGAGTGCGCGACGATTACGAACGAAACAAGATGCTGATCGATCTCACACGACAGCCACCAGATCTCATTGATAAATTTGATCGTTGCATTGTCGACGAAGTCAATCAAGTTGCCAAGAAACAAGTGGGTCTGGCACTGATGCGATTCTGCAACATCAACGGCCTTGTGCGCATCGAGAAGAACGTGAATGACTACTCGGCGACTTTGAGCGCACTGTATGAAGGCCATCTCAAGATGGAGACAGCATGAGCCATTACAAGCTTAAAGAACTCACAGAGACCAGTTACATCCTCGAAAAGGACGGCAGCAACACAGGGTTGGTCACGGTTAGCACAGATGGATTCAAGGTCATCGGTCCGTTTGATAAGAAAGTATTTGGTGATGCAGACGAGCTCACTCGGTATCTAGGTGGCGATCTTACCATTGAAGCCAGAGAATCTGAGGATGACAAAGAAGACGAGATCGGACAGATCAACGGTTATCCAATCAAGCACAAGGCAGTGTTTGACGTTGAAGAAGGCGACATCGTTACCTATAGCAAAGCCAGCAAGAGCAAGGCTAGATTTGCAGCCGGTTACTATGCACTGGACTTTGAGCACGGGTGGACCGGCAGCTACTGTCCACGCACACAGACGCTAGAAGAAAATCAATTCATTGGCCCGTTCCGCACCAAGCTAGAGATGCAGAATGCCATGGCTCAAAAGAAGAGAGTATCACGAGTATGACAGATGTGAAGAACCAGGTGCGCAGCTTTCTCGAGAAGCATCGCATAGCCAAGATGGCCAACAGCCGAGAGATTCGTTTGACCATGCAGGATGCTGACGTGTTGGCTGCAAGCATTGCTGTGATGCTGTCCAGAGAAGCAGAGCTGGCTGATCTCGTGATTGATCTACAGCAGCAGATCATGAGTGCAGAGATCAAACAAGACGGCGGCAAGTTCTAGCCGTTATTAAATAACAAGTGGATAAAAAAGATTGGCCTTATCAACACTTGTGGGACCTGGGCTCGTTGGGTCCAGATGCATGGTTACAACAATACGGCATTGATGCAGTTGCTCGTGCAGGTATAATTGATGCGCAGGATCCTATCACAGAAACTGCACTGCTGCGAGCACGCCGTGCGCTGTTTGTGAATCAAGGTTGGCGGTTGGCACCAGCAGGTATCAAGCTGTTCATAGAATGTTTCAAACATTACAAAGCCACCAGCGACGATAACACCATCATGACTGGTCGTGTGTTGCGCACCATGGACAACGCAGTGCGAGGTCCTTGGGGATATCGCGCTAATAGCATCATAACATTTGATCAACAGGTACACTTTGAGCTACAGATGGTAGGCGGAAGTGCTCAAGCATTCGTAGAGTTCAAAAGCGCTTGACATCCCTGCTTGCTGTGTTATTATGTGTGTATGAAATGGACACATGAACAAAGCCCCGCATTCCCCAGCGACATTCCCTGCTATGAAGTAAATCCAGAGCTATGGGCAGCGTTCCGCGACAGTTTTCGAGAACGTTTCACGTTTGGACCTGCAGAAAAAACTGCATACACTGAGGCATTCTGTGCACAGTGGATGGACATGGAGACTGTGGTTGACCACAGTTGACGACTGGAGTTGGGCAGCGTACATACATAGGATTGCTGCCGGGCGCGGCATGGCGTCTGTGCGACTGGTACAGCAGCTTGTTGATCAAGATGATCGTAGCGCGGTAACCGAACAAGATCGCCGTGCCGGTGCAGCTTGCCGAGAATACTGGGCACTCAAGCTAGATGAGATACTAGCCGAAACAGCTGATAGATACACGCAGCATGCCTGGGCAGTAGCCGTAGGCAGAGAGAAATTCGTGATCAAGTTTGCTGTTAGCATGCTCGAAAGTTACGCGAAAAAAGTAGCAGTCAACCGGGTCTATTGATATCGCGGCTCTAGTACCCAATGTTAGTTTATGTTGAAGTTCATATTCTCATGGTCGGGATATGATACTACAACTGCACCTTCTGGGCATTGGTAGTATATCTGGGCCATCAGGGTCGCGGTGCCCTTTGCCACATCTTCTGCTTTGTCATCTATGGTAAACTTGTAGCCAAACTTCTCGATGCCGTCGCCGGCTGGGCCGCTAAACTTTGCAACGCTGGGAGACGCTGCATGCACAATGTACTCACTATCGCGTACTTCTAGTTTGAAGTCCTCTACCTTGCAGTCGTCCCGTAGCTTTTGTCTTGCAACGATCACCTGGAACTCACTGCCTGCTGCACCGTCACTGATTGTAAAGTGCTCTGGTGCCCATTTGATTATGCTGGTATCTGTCAAAGATTTATCAATTTTGTCCCAGGCAGTGTAACCCCCAACAACCACTGCAAAAACTGCAGTAACCATACCAACGATCTTTGTTGTTCTTTCAATAATTAGCATGTGAATACCCCCAGCAAGATGCACAATGTTACCAAATTATTTATCCGTTACCGTGATTTGCCCACTGCAGTGTGCACTCGCCAATCAAACGTAAAGTTTCTGGTTGACACATGTGCTAGCTATGCTATTGTACAAGCATAGGGTACGGGAGAAACTGATGCGCAAAGGCGAACTGCTTAACAAGATGCTGGTGCTAACTACCAATCGCCACGCAGGACAGTTTGACCGCGGCGGTGCGCCATACATCCTCCATCCGCTCAAGGTCATGTACTACCTCAAGAGCGACGATGAAGAGCTGCAGTGCATTGCTCTTGCACACGATCTCGTTGAAGACACGCCCACTACGTTCACTGAACTGCATGAGATGGGCTTCACGGATCGCATCATCCAAGGTATCCGTGCACTGACCAAGATGCCCGGCGAAAGCTATGACGAGTACAAAGTGCGGGTCAAGGCTAACCCGGATGCGATCAAGGTCAAGCTGTGCGATCTGCGTCACAACACAGACGTGCGGCGCCTCAAGGGCATCACAGAAAAAGACATTGCTCGTATGGAAAAATACCACAGATTTTACCTTGAGCTACTGGCTACAAATAACGGTTGACACATACTTTAAACGTGTTATTGTAACACATCAAACAACGGAGTAGGCAAATGGCTACAGCTACCGCTACTAAGAACCGCGTGTTGGAAAACACCGGCATTTCTCCCTCGCGCCTCAAGATGGCGATCACGCACAGCGTGAACCGCAAGCGTCCTGTGTTCGTTTGGGGTCCTCCAGGCATTGGTAAATCGGACATCGTTGCCGAAGTTGCCCGCGAGCAAGGTCGTCCGCTGATTGACATTCGCTTGCCGCTGATGGAACCCACAGACGTTCGTGGTATCCCTTACCTCGCTGAGGTCAAGGTGTATGACGCACAGGGCAACTTGGTGCGCGACGAACAGAACGTGCCGCTCACTGAGAAAGTGTTCAAGTGGTCCAATCCGTCGGACTTGCCCACTGATCCCAACAGCCGTGCATTGGTGTTCTTCGACGAGATGAGCGCAGCCCCGCCCAGCGTGCAGGCAGCTACGTACCAGGTGATCCTCAATCGTAAGATTGGTACCTACGAGCTGCCCAAAGACGTGGTCATTGTTGCTGCTGGTAACCGCGTCAAGGACAAGGGCGTTGCTTACAACATGCCCATGCCGTTGGCAAACCGCTTTACGCACGTCACGCTTGATGTGAGCATTGACGACTGGAAAGAATGGGCACTGCTGAATCGCGTGCACAAGGACGTGGTTGGTTACCTCAGCTTCCAGCCCAACGACTTGATGAACTTCCAACCCAGCTCGGACAGCTATGCATTTGCTACACCGCGTTCTTGGTACTTTGCAAGCGAACTGCTGCAGGAACCCAACAAGGATGGTGACTTGGTAGACGTGCACTTGTCCGACGACGTGTTGGGCGATCTGATCAAGGGCACCGTTGGCGAAGGTCCGGGCATCAAGT